TTACCTTTAATCTCAATACCAAAACTTCTTAACCAACATACATCATACATTGCATTATGAAATACAAACGTAACATCTTCTTGACTAAAAATATCTTGTAACCATCGCTTTACTAATTTTTTATCTAAGTTACCACCTTGTTCATGACCAATAGGAAAATATCCTTCCCATCCTTCTACTGCTAACGAAATTCCCGCAATATGTCCACGACCAATCACGTTCCCCGATCCAAGTTCCATTAACATTGGATCACAAGTCTCTAAGTCTACGGCAATTTCTTTATGACCACGAAGATCTTTTAATTCTTCAGGCATGACCCATTCGGTCTGCGGTGTAAATAATGGTGGTTGTATTGTTCTCATTTTTGAATCCTTTCACACGAAGTAAATTTTTCTATGTCTTCAAAAGGAACCATTGTTATTTTATCTAGCCTACCTTCTCTTTGATATATTTTATAAATACCCTTACCTTTTTCAAAGTTGTTTTCTTTTAATTTTTTATTTACAAATTCTAATAAACTTTCTCTATCAACAAGTAACCAATGATTATTTCTTTCAAATGAAATATAATCAGCTTTTCCTTTTAACCAACCAGGATTGCCTCTTACATTGGTTCCTTCAACCCAAGCTACGTCATCTTGAAAGTTATTATCATATCTGTTTTTCTTTTTCATACTTTTAACATCAAATTTTAAAAGTTTATCTTTAAATAAACCTTTAACATCCCAATGCTCATTTATATTTTCATTATCATTTGCCCAAATAGGATTAATTAATTTTTTAGCAAATTGTTCTTCTATAAGTTTTGCCCTATCTCTAAATTCTTTCCAACTCATTTTTTCTTTTTTCTCATCTGTTCAATTTCTAATTCACAGTAATGAATAATTTTTTTCAAATCTTCTATTCCATTTTTATCTTTATATCTCACTACATATTTAATCACATTGCCTTGAAAATAAGATAGATTATTAGCTGTAATAAATTCATAAGGTTGAATGCTGTGTTTTTGATAATGATTTCCACCTTCTTGACGGCTAGAGGGAAATGCTTTTTCTAAATCTGATTTATGGGTCATACTAAATATGCTTTTTCAAAATTTTTTGGATCCACAATATGCAACTCTCTTTTAGCTCTTGTAGCCCCAGTATAAAATAATCTATGTAATTCGTCAGGGTCGTGCGCAAACGTCTCCATAGCAGCATTAGTAATATCTTGAAGTAATAATATCTTATCTGCCTCGCCGCCTTTTTCACCATGAATGGTTGACATAATAATTCTAGGATTCTTATTGATCTTCTCACCATTAGCTCTCATATTACGAATATAGTTTTCTGTCAAGTGATCTAGTCCTTCAAAAGATTCATACCAAACTTTATCCGTTAATAATCCAAATTTTTCTTTACAATCTTGTATGCTATATTTTTCTTCTGAATGAAATAATTTTCCTTCTCTAAATCCATCTGCAACATTAGTACCTAAATATTCATATATGTTTTTAATTTCTAAATGAGATAATAATGCACCATTTCTAAATTGTTCCCAATTATTTAAAGCCAGTAATAATTTAAGATTAATAGAATTTTTACCTTTGTATTGATAATACCATCCACGTAATTCACATAATTCTTTTACATCATCTAAAAAATGATTTGCCGAAGATAAGACTAACCAATTTCCTTCTGACATGTCTACTTGCGTTACATCAGAATATCGTTTTAAAATTCCTTCTTCTTGTCTTGGTTTATATTCTTTATTAAATCTATTTTGTACTTTACCTATAATTCTTTGCGATAGTTCATGAATAGGTCCACCAGGAATACGATAAGATTGGTTTAATGTTTTAATAGCATCTACTTCTTCTTGTAATGCAATAAAATGATTAACATCCGCTCCAGCCCATTTAAAAATAGCCTGGTCATCATCCCCTGCAATGTAGGTTTTCTCAGCATTTTTCCATATTTGTCTAACCATATCCCATTGTAAATGAGATAAATCTTGAGCTTCATCTATAAATAAAACTTTAAAACTAGACTCAATATCTTTTTCTATAAAATCTTCTAATAAATCTGTAAAATCTTTTAATCCTTTTTCTTTTTTATATCTTTCTAATTCTTCTGCTATCAGATATAATGTCCCCCTTTCAATATCTAATATATTCTGTCTTTGATCATAATATTCTAGTAGATCCATTCTTTTAACTCTTGCTGTATTAATAATAGTTAAATATTCATTGTCTGAATTAAATGTCCCATCCTCCGTTGAAAACTTAGCTGTTTTAATAGGAATGCCACATTTATGCCCAAATTCTTTATAGTCTTCTGGTTTCATCATTTTTTCTTTAGCCATAGCTAATTTTCTAAATGCATAAGAATGTAGAGTTCTAAAATTTTCTAAATCTGTATCTATACTTAAATTAAATTTTTCAGCAGCTCTTGTTGCAGCTTCCGTTGCAGCTTTTCTTGTGAAAGAAAAATAACCTATTTGTCTTGGTCTAATTCCTTGTTGGATAAATTCATCTACTAAATTTAGTAAAGTAGTTGTTTTTCCTGTTCCAGGTGGACCTAATATAATTGTTTTCATAATTAAAAATGATTTTCTTGATAAGTAACTTTAGAAGTAGTTGTTTCTTGTTTCTTTAATGTTTTAATTTTAACAAGACGTGGAGCTCCTCCTTTTAAATCTTTTCTCACTTCTTCTACAAAACAATCTAACTGTTTTAAATAATTACCTGTTTCTGATTTTTTAAATTCCCAATTATTTCGTTTACAATAATTATAAAAATCTTCCATTCTAAAATAAGTAAACTCTCTTTTCTCATCAGTATGTGGAAGTTTATTAAATATATCTTCCATAGTTCTTGCTGATTGTCTATTGGTAGTCCAGTCTTGTAACAAAGAATATAATTGATTTAATGGATCTAAAGATTCTAATGCTTCTATTTCTTGAAGATTGTCCATCAAAGGTTTTAAATAATGTTGTTTCCAATCTTTTGGTTTTTGTACAGGAACAATTAAATTAGCTTGATCTAAACACGCTATTGCAAATAGACCTGGATTATAAAGTTGTTCTGTTTTTAGTTCTATTCTTGTCTCCCCTACATTCAAAAACCACTGAGGTGGTTTAGATGCATACTTAGTTAAATTTCCTAATGCTGGTATTTGTTCTTCATCATAACCTACACCATATCGTTTCATTCTGCATAAACTTGGATTACATACAGAATTAATAGGTGCATCTTTACATCTATATTTATCATATCCTTTCTTATTTACCGACTTAATTAACATCTGTACTTCACCATTACTTAATGGTGGTACCATATGTTCTTGATTTGCTTTTACCAATTCATCTTCCCATGTATCTGGAAATGCTTGTTTAAAATAAACTGCAATATTAAATAATGCATTATTTCTTGCACCTTCTCCAAAACCGTCTTTAGCTAATTTATTGAGACAAGGTGGACCATCTTGAAATGCTTCTACTTCTTTTTTCTTTTCTAATTTAACTTCTTTTAATTCTGATTGTACATATTTATCATACAATGCAAAAAATTCTTCCATGGTCGCCGCTTCACCATCATCTTTGAATGCATATCGCAAACCATTCATTTGGTTGTGATAAGGTAAATTTAAAAAGTTTCCTGTATCTCCACGTTCCACGAGTATTTCTGTTTGTTTCGGAAATATTTCAGCACCTTCATATCCTAAAATTCCTGCCATCTTTTTAAGTGTGTTTTGCATTGTAGATGCAGGTATAAAATCTTTTGTAAATAAAAATACATGTGCTCCACCAGACTTAGATCTACAAACTACCAATGGTAAATCTTTAGATCGTATTTCTGATACTAATTCTGCGTGATTAAAATTATATTCATCAATATCAATACATCCCCATTTACAAGAATTAGATTCAGTGATGGGTATAATACCAAGAGCAGGACCAACTCCATTAATATGGTTTTCCCAAAGTTCATCTGTTACATTTTTTCTAACAATGAATGCTCTACCTTTTTGTTTGCCATTTTCATCATGATCACCTTTTTGATATTGACCATAAGCAATACTTAGTCCTTCAAATATATTCTTAAATTTTTCTTTCATTTATTCTCCTGTTGTAAAAAAGGGGCCCGAAGGCCCCTTCCCATTTAAAATGGTACGTTCTCTTCGCTCTTCTCATCTTTTGCATGTTTAGCTTGAATCTCTCCTGATCCAACACTGTTAGCAAAAGCTTTTGCTTGCTCGTACAAGTCCTTATTTTGTACAGGACCTACCTTCGACACAGTCCAACCAAACCAAGTACCTTTGTCGTTTGATTGTTGTACAGTTTTTAAATTGTACACATGACTGAACATCGGTGGTGTAAACAGACCATTCTTACCTTGAAGTTTTAATCCGTTCATCATTGAGTTCCATGTTTTACTCAACTTTAATTGAGTAGATTTCATGGTAATCAACGCAGTCTCTGCACTATTGTCTTTAGTAACTAGTACAAAGTACGATGCAGTATTCTCAAGATAGTTTCCATTCTTGAGTCTATCTTTATTCATGCTGTCCCTAGTGGCTTCATGAATAATTGGACTGGTTGCGGAGTGCACAGCAACTGGAGCACCAGTTCCTTCTCCTCTATCCGTCCATTCAACATATTCCCTTTTATAATGACAAGGGATCACATTGATTCCTTTTATCCCATCGTAAAGTTCAGAAGTCACAGTATTAAAGATCATACCAGCCTTGGCACCTTCTACATACTTTGAATCCCTCTCATTTACTTGAGGTGATAATTGCCCAAGTATTCTCAAAAATGGTAAAGCTAAATCGCTTTGATCCATATTCTGAAAGCCTGAATGGGCATCAGCTTCAAACAAACTTGCTGTTGGCAAGTGTGTTTCTTTTTTAGTCACGGTTCGCGTTTGTTGTTCCGTCATTCACGTTTCTCCTATTTCTGGCTAAGTTTAGTTTCATCTTTCATAAACAAGTGAAAGATATCGGAAGGCATGTCGAGGCCAGCCTCGACACGCTCCCTGTATAGAGCTTTCAAAGTCATCGGCTCAACTTTAGATTTTTGTTGAGGTTCGAATCCATTTGAAGCTGCAAGGTTGAGCAATTGCTCCGCCTTGTTGTCTTCTCCACGACCAAAGGTTACAGCAACTTCATTTTTAATGATGTCACCTAATCCTTGTTCACGAAGCCATTTATACGCCGCTTCCCTTTTCTCAGGGTCTTTCGGAAGTGTACAACTGTATTTTTTATTTACTTCTAGTACAGTTCCATCGGCAAGTTTCAGAGATTGTAGTCCTTGCTCTGCTAAGATATTAGGAATCACCTCTGAACTAATCTTGTCTCGCATTGATTGTAGATTTTTAGTGTGTTCTTCTGATCTTTTAATTTGTTCTTCAAGATCTACCAGTTTATCTACGTTCACTGATAATGATTCAACATCTGTATTTTGCAACAGATCCTGTTTGTCTTCTTCAAAGTTTATACTCATGTATTATCCTTTCTGATATAGATCGAAATTAATTGGGTAATATCTAGCCTCTCGTCGATCCCATTTCAAGAGTCTAAATTGACCATTAGTTTGGTCGCTCACGATTGCACAGGATATTCCTATAATTGCAGGATCTCCTGTTAACAATATGTAATCTTGTTTTCTAAAATCACGTAAATTTTTTCTCATCTTAAACACAAATGGTGCAGGTGAAAAAATAATTTGCGAATCAGGTCCGTGATTAGGTAAACAAATAACTAAGTATCCAAAATCCGATGCTCCTAATATATTAATATTAGTAGGTGGAGTTTGTAATACATACACAAAATTTTCTTCAGGGTTCTCTTTGTAAAAATTTAAGAACTCTGCTAAAGAATCTTTTTTATATAACTCAAATATTTTATTTTTCATTTCTAAACTTTCTTTTTTTATTCTATTGACAAAGATATAATGATGATTATATTTAATGTCAAGTAGAAAGAATAAAAAATTATGAACTATAAATTTAAAACTAAACCATATGCACATCAATTAACTGCATTGGAAAAATCATGGGATAAAGAAGAATATGCTTATTTCATGGAAATGGGTACAGGTAAATCTAAAGTATTAGTAGATAATATAGGTATGCTTTATGACGCAGGTAAAATAAATGCGGCGTTAATTATAGCACCAAAAGGTGTTTATAGAAACTGGT